AATCAAAACCTTTGAATTTATCGTTAAAAACTTGGTTAGTCTTTTGGGTGAAGCTGGCTTTACTCTTTAATGCTGATGCTTGGTTTTCCTTTGATTCTTTGGTATGTCGATCGAAGAAATTTACGGCTTTCTGCTGCTCTTCAGTGAGCTTGCTTCCAGCTTTAATCTCTTCATAATATTTAGACTTTTGCCCGTCTAAGTAGGCTTTCGCACTGGCAACTTGCTCTTTTTGCGCGAGTTTCTTTCTTTTAATTACAATCTCATCATCTATATCAGTATCGTATGAGAACTGATCCTCTATAAGGAAATTTATCTCCTCAGATGAGAGATGCGGTTTAGTACTTTTGTAGTACTCTAATAGAGCGTCTTGATTATCTAAACCATCTGTGTCTCTATTTAATTTAACGTAATCAGTGAGATCACCACCTGTTTCATCCATAAAACTCATTAGTTTTTGAATATTCCCAGGTAATTCTGGAGCTACTGCAACCTCGGGTTCAGGTTCGGGCTCAGGTTCGGGTGTATCTTCTGCTACAATTTCTTCTTCTTCTGTTACCTCCTCAATCGTGGGTACTTCGTTATCAACGTCCTCTTCTTGTGTAACTTCTGCAATAACTTCTTCGAGATCTGTTTGCTTTTCATCTACTTTTGCTATTTCTGGTTCTGGTTCTGGTGTTGCTTCCGGAGGAGCACTTAAATCTACCTTATGAATCTCTGGCTCTATTGCCATAGATTTCATTTTTACTTTTGTGACATTTTTGTCTTGAGCGACCTCTTGGGTAGCTTCTTCTTTATTTACTTCGTCCATAATAAAATATTATATAATTAATTTCCAACCTTAGGGGTGTAGTTACCTAAATTCACTCCACCTAGTATATCATTACCTGAAGATTCAAACTTTTTACTTGTTTGCTTCATATTTTCTCGTCTATCTTTTCCTTCTTCCTTCATTTGCTCTAAACCACGAGTCTCGTTACGCTCTTGATCACGTAGACTTTGATTAAGATCAAACTCAAATTGCATTAATTCCTTCTTTAATCTAACCTCCTCTTGTAGGTGAGTAAGTTTGCTCTGAGATTTAACTTGTTCTAATTGCATATCAGCTTGGGATTTAGCTTGATTCTTCTGCATCTCAGCTTGTGAAGCCACTTGCTGCGCTTGAGCATTAGCATTCGCTTGCGCCTTCATATTTTCCTGTTGTATCCTTTGATCGCGCTCTTGCTTCTTCTTCCTCTTTATCTTTAAAAGTTGGTTTGCCAATTTAACATTCCTAACTTCTCGCACATCTATTGCATCATCTAAATCAATTAGTCCTTGACTTATAGCTGTAGCGATATTATTTTCTAACATCTGCTTCTCTTCCTCGTCAGGTTCTAATTCTATAAATATGCCGAAATCATATAAGTGAAGTTCAGACATTTCCTTTAATGTAGCAACATTATGGGAGCCTATAGCTTGAACAAATGCCTCCGCAGTAGGTGAGTATTCTAATATATCAGATATACGTAAAGATAGACTCTCTGCCACCTTTGCAGTTAAAAACAGTGAGGAAAGCAATACATGCCTTGTAGCTACATTTGAATTCGCAGCTGCTAACTTTTGTACCCCAACTAGAGCTTTAGGATCTGGTACAGTACCATCTCTTGCTTCGTTTAACCCTGTTACATCACGTATCATTTGAAGATAGTAGTTATATGTACTTATTAAACTACCAATCTTATTTTGCCCAGCTCCATTGGATATCTGTTGTATAGGGATTTTTCCTGGGTTAGGATCACCTTCAGCAGTGAAACTCCTACCTATAACCGAACCCGTTTGGAAGAACATATTAAGAGCTTCTTGTGGATTATAGTTCGTACCATTACCTAAATCAACTTCCGCAAGACCATCTGCATCTAAATAAACACCATCGGGTACCATGCGAGATAATACCTGTTGTAATTTAAGATGTGTTAATTGAATCATATCAGCAAAACCAGTGATACGGCTCACTATAGATTCTATCTTTCCATCATACATTCTAGGTGCTACTAGAGAATAGTTCATGCGAACTTTATTGAAGTCACTTTTAGACCTCATCATATTTTCTACCTTACTCCAATGCAGTAGTATATCTGTTCCTGATATTAAAACCCCTTCGTATAAACACTCTACAGATCTTTGGATTCTTTCGTATCCACCTTCTTTCCCAGACGGAGGATTAAATGTATCTGGTTTTTCTATAGCTTTATACCCACCTGTTCCAGTTTCTTTAACTTTATATACATCATTCATATAGGTTTTATAATTAAAATATAAAACTTGAATTGTATTCTTATCTCCATAACCCTTATCATAAGAAGCACCTGTCCTGTTTCCTTTCTTTGATATATCCTCTAAATCTTCTTGTGTTAAACTAGGAAATTGCTTAGCTAGTTCGTTTATCGGAATAGTCTTAACTTCTCCGATATAATATATATCATCAAAATACGGGGAATCTGTATGGGAATAAACCACGTTTGCTGGATCTACATACTCCACGGTAGCTCCTTCACTCCAGTTAAAGTTAGTTTTAACACACGCTATGCCGAGAACAGTTAAGTCGTATAATAGTCTATGTCGCGTTAAATCGTAGTTATTTCCATCTAATAGTACATTAATGGCTTGTTCTTCTGCTAACTCAACACTTTGTTTGTAGTTCAGTTGCATATGAAGACTTAGCTCTTCTTTAGTGTCTGGAAGTTCTTCTTTTTTATTCTCGTACAAATCTACATTAAATAGAGTTGCAGCTTGGTCATTAAAAGCCTTTGTCTCCATATCCCTCATCATGGAGTTCATATACTCAGTTCTCTTGCTTACACCGTTTTGATCTTGTGCGTATGCCTTAACATTGAACATTCTATTGGACATACCGTTTACAACGATATCAACAAATTTAGGTATTATAGGGACTGGTTTCCAATCTAAATTAAGATAGGACAAATCACCATTAATAGATAACTCGTCCTTATATTTTTGAATTGCTTGTTCACCTCGGGCATACAATCTTAATTTATGAAATGCATTTTGAGTACTTGCTAATCTATTATGAGACCCATTGAGCCACTCCCGCTCAATAGCCTTACCTATTTTCAAACCATATTCCCCACTCATTTTCTCTAAGTCACTGACGACTTGAGAGGGGAAATTAACATGTACTGACTCAGCCATATTTTAATTTATTATTTGGGACATAGATCCCTTATTGTTATATTTTGCCATACTCAAACTTACAGGTATAGCGGTCTTATCTGGGTTTGGTTTATACAAATGCCTATTACAAGCCATGATAGCTAAACCAGAGCTTATAGAAGCGTCATGTTTAGTTCTCTTATTTATGTCAAATCTAGCCCAATCGTTTAGTAACTCGTTAAAGTATACTGTTCCGTAGTTTCCTTCACCTAAGTGACCTACATTACCTTGTATATACATCTCTATTGCCGCCGCGTGAGCTTGTTTAATATCTTCACTAGAGTTTGGTATACCACCTATTTCTTTTTCTGTCTTAGATAATTTATTCCAAACTTTATCTGGTCTATTCATACTATATCCTCTATACCCTCTTCTTCTTAAATGATATAACAATCTTGGTTTATTGTTCTCTGCAAGGATAGGCATACCGTAGAATACTAATGCCATAAGTATATCTTCAAAGAATATATCTGCGGTTTGAGGTCTTGCTATATATTCTAGGAAAAATGTGCTTGGAGGCGCATCTTCCATAGAGAATTTTGTTAATCCGTGGAGCGATCCTTTCGACCCTTTGCCATCAACAGTGCCGCTAATATCATAACTATCACAGCCAAACGCCCCAATATGATCATTGCCTGGGAATCTAATACCATTTTTTATCACACTTTTATTCTGAAGATGCGTAGGAGGTACCCAACTAATTTTAAATCTTCCACCTGGATTTGGATAAAATATTACTTTAGAATCTTTAATACCATTTTCCCATTGGAAATTACCTGTAGTTATAGGGGCATTGTGCCTACTACCTTCATTATAATCTATTTGTTCATATATCTTCATTAAATTGAAGATACTGTTTTTACTCTCATCTCGAAATGCGTGTTCAGTAGTTCTAGGAAATTGTCTATAAAACTCGTTTAAAGCATCGGGGTCGTCCTTTAATCCTTCAACCTCATTCTCCCAGCTATCTACAACCCCTATATCTATTAGTTCACCGTCCGGTCCCAGTCGTTCTCCATCACATGGATTATCAAAGACTGGAAATCCGTACTCGTCAATAAATCCTTCATAGTTCCATTCCATTGGGACAAAGAGAGAATATAACCCAGACTTTGTTTGTCCATTACGGTTTCGCCTCGATACATCTGAATCATTAAAAAGTTTTTTAAAATTATTACCTCCTTTATCTAATGCGTTGGAAGTAGAGCCCATAAGGCATTTCCCTACGATTCTACTACCTAATCTTAAACAAGTTTTAGTTACCCTCCAATTGTTTAATATGTTATCCGGTCTCTCCCATTTACCGCTCTCATCATGTACTAGTAGACTGAGTTTTTCACCATCATAACTGTTGTCTCCAGTGTTTTTCCAATCTATAGTAGTATCAAGACCCACTATCTCTTCTAGCTTTTCATTACTCTGTATTTTCTTCCTAGTAAACTTACTCGCCGGGACTCTGTATGCTAACTCCGATTTTGGGCGATCCATACCATCTTGTATGGGTTTAAAGAAAAATGGATAGTTTATAGATATAGGTACAACCTTATCTGTAAACATCTTTTTAGCGTCGGCACCAGACTTAGAGAGAATCCCGTATCTACTATCACTTGATATAGTGGCTAAGTTAACTGCTTCCGCAGATGACATAAAAGAGAATCCCGAACGGCGATTCTTAAGGTAGCACATTCCATAGCATCTCTTATCGGCTTTACAAGCCTCCCAAAATATAAAGAATAGTCTATTGGCCTCTCTAAAGTCCGGAGCTCCGACGTCAATCTTACTCCATTGAAGGTACATGTAGTGACTACCTGTTAAGTAGGTTGGCGTTCCCTTGTTGTTGAACCAAAAACCTTCCTCCCTTCGCCTGAACTCTTCATCAATATAGTCATGCCACTTTTCCTTCTGTTCGTCTGGATAATTCCTCCAATCGAATATAGTTTTTAAGCGGCTCAATGCTTTTGGTATCTCTATTTTCTCCCACTTCTTCTTCTCATGCTCAAAAATGTTAGTGGGTTTAGGTAAAGCTATCTTGAATCCTTGTATGTCATATATCTCTCCTATAATACCATTCCTAGATAATACAACTAGGTCATGCTCTTTGTTGTAACCATACTTCCACTTTTTACCCTTATTAAGCCTACTTAAAGTAGTCTTCTTTATAGGTTCTATGACTTTTACTAGTGTCTGTTCGTACATTACTTAGATCTTCCCTCGGCAAAACCTTTGAAAGCCTTACTCTTTTTATCTTCAGGTTCTCGACCCTCTAATAGGTTTTCCTCCTCTTGAATTCGCGTTAGTATCTCAAAGGCATCAAATATAGCAAGCTTCTTCGTAGCGGCAGCATTCTTGAGTCTATCAGCAGTAATGTCATCACCCGAATCTACAATAGCCTCTTTAGCTACTTTGATTAACTCTTCAACAGCTCTGTGCCCAGCTTGGATTATATTCCTCTTCGTCTCCTTGATATTCATATTTAATTGTAATAAATTTAGATATAACCCTATACATTCTTTGCCCATCAATTACGAACTCAAACTCGCTACTAGGCATAAACCCCACTAATTCTCCGGTTTTAACAGTTCCATCGGAGTATTTAACTATACCTACAAGTGGCTTTTCAGTTTCGTCACTTAACGGGCTATTGTCCTTTATGGGCTGTACGAAGCAATACCCATTTACGCACTTCCAACCTTCACCTATCTTTTTAGTGAGGTAAATTTGATCTAGTTGAACAAAGTATTCGTCCTCGCGTAGAAATCCCTTACTATTCTGTTCGCGCCCCCTCATATCGATCCATCGTCTAAAAACATTGTGGTGTAAAACAATTATATCACCTTTAGACAAGTTTAGTACATTCACCACAGGAACTTTTATAACTTCTGCTTCTCGGTTTATATACTGGTGGTTAAAAATCTCAGTATTAAGTATTAAGGTTTTATCCCCTATCTTTTTGCTATTACTATATCTAGATCCAATGGGTTTGACTATTACATCATAAACTCCTCGCATTAATATTCTAAATTATATTCAACCGATATGGCCATGTTTTTATTAAAATCCTTCCAGGGTATAACTATGTTATCTTTTTCAATAAAAATAGAGTATTTATCCTTCTCCTCTAATATATCACAGATAGTATGACCACCATACACACTCTGTCCAACAGAGTAATGCATAGCGTCATTTTTATAGTCCTTACCTACGGTTATCTTACGTATTAGATGATTCGTCATCACTTACGTAGTTAATTTCACCCGTTTGGATATTAATATCATTAGTACCATATTCATCTGTTAAGGTTGTTTGGAGAGTATTAAGTTTCTCATTACCTTGGAATAAGGTGTGTAACGCACTATGCTTTTGAGCTTCAATGTTTCCAATATCAAATTTTAACTTATTAATACCTGATATTATTCCTTGCAGTTCAACTAACTGCTCTTCAGAGATATTCTCTGGTTTTAGGTCTACGACCTTATTCTTCTTTTTACCCATAATTAAATTAAATTTTACTTCTTTATTTTCTCAAATGATCTTCCGCCGAAGTATGCGCCGATCACGGTTATTAATACGATCTGTAATAGATCAGTCCATTTTTGTTCTACTGTGAAGCTTATATATCCAGCATCTACAAATATCAAGATAACAGTGGATACAACTAGAAACACTAACATTGCAGGCCGAACGTTCTTAGCTAACCAAGAGTCTGATTGCATATCTGCCACCCACCTCTCTGTAATGCTTTTCTCTAGTTCTACCTCGTGGTTTATTATAAGCTCCTTTATCTTCCTTTTAGCTTCCAGTTTCTCCTCTTTAGATGTAATTAAGTTATCTAGAGTGCCACCTATACTCTCCACTAATTTGGTGGCGCCTCCAGAGAATATTTTCCCCAAAAGGTTCACTTATTGTAATCCTTAAGACCTGTAACTGCATCTATTCTACTCTCTTCAAAAGATTCTCTATCTCCTTCTTTTTCCTTTCCCTTGTGACCCTTCATCCACAAGTCTTCGATGGACATATCTCCAGATGCATAATTAACTAATTTTGCTTTACCTTCTATTAGGTTAGAGTAAAACAAAGAATACTGCTGATCTTCACTTAACTGATCTGCTGAAGTGGCATTCATTATCTCTGAATCTAAATCTAACCCCGTAGATCTTCCGATGTTTTTGTATCTGTTTTGAGCGGTTTCAAACCCATCTTGTGAATTAGGATTATGCTTAGATTCAAATTGGAATAATCCTCTTCCAGGTCCACCTCCTTTCTGGATAGCATCAGTTTCCATACGGGTGTGTGGGCCAGTCTCATGGTATGCTATTGTATCCCCGGTTTGTTCCCAGAACTTACCAGTTTGCCCTCTAGTGTTAGATAAATACTTCTCTAAAGATTCTTTATTTAGAACATTTTTCTGCTTAAAAGCACTACCCTTCATCTTAAATGCCATATCTATTTATTTTATGCGTTTTTCTCTGCGGCAAAAGCTCTTTTCTCCCAAGGTAGTTCAGAGTCGCCGACTTCTACTTCTTCACCGTTAATTACAACAACATCCTTACCATCTTCAGATACTATACGGTCATATACGTTATCACCATCTCTTATATAATCATCTCCATAATCAATTATGTCTGCCTTCATTTCGTTAGCGTGGAGACTTTCGTGTTTGTAGGCTTTTTTATATGCAGCACTTCCTTCAGGTATACTAGAATCTATAGCGATAGTATCTTCATCTATAGTCTCTGCATTAACCCCTCTTTCAAGAGGTTTTCTCTCTACCTTTAGAAAAGCGTGTTTTTTGTTTATATTCCCGCCGCTTGCAATTGAATCTCGCGAGCTTCCTAGTCGAAAAGCCATACTTTTTGTTATTGATTTTTTTTCTTCTCTTCAGAAACATTGAACTCATTAAGCATTTTATCCCAATCTGCTCCAGTGGAAGCATTTCGTAACTCAGTGGCTAATGGACCAAATTGAGCTTTATTAGCTGCCCATGTGGAATCTGAGCTAGTCTGTGCTGTTTTTTGGAGATCACTGTTATCCTTAAGTAACTTTGCGGATGTTTCGTCATAATCTGACCCAGTGTTAACCATCATTTGAGCTACTGAATTATTGATCTGGTAATCTTTACTCAGCTGAGTTTGAAGTGCGTCGTGCTTAGTTTGGGCATCAGTACTTAGACTATCTGCTACAGAAATAAGTGTGCGTTGCTGAAATGCTGAGGAATT